ATGCTGTGGTAAAACTCCTCATACTCGTCCACTGCGTCCTGGCAGTAATCGGTCAGGTCATGCCAGCAGTAGAAAGGATCGCCGTCCTGGTCCCCGCATGGGTCGAGCAGATAAAACGCCCATTGCTGCTCTTCGGTGCAGTAACGCCAAGCAATGCTAAAGCCCGTAGCCTCCTCAACTCTGTTGGCGTAAGCCTTGCGAGCTGGGGCTAAATCCCGTGCTGTGGCCCTGGTTGCTGTGGTTAAGGTCATTGGTTCCCCTTAAGTGGTGGTGGTGGCGATCAATAAGACCGCGCCTAAGTAGTATGCACCCGCTGAAGGGTGCAATGGGTATATCTGGCCAATGCTTATAAAAATTTAACAAACTGCAACAATCAGCAGTTAGCCCAAGGCGGCCCCTGGTCGTTTGCATTTGCCGAAGGTGGTGCGGGCACACACAAAGACAGCCCCCGCCTAGGCCCTGGCCCTTAACGACCCGGGCCAAGCCTGCGTATCTGTCTATACCACAGGTACGCAAAGCCCCCAGATCCCTTGGTGCAACTGCAACTTAAGCCTTGTCCACCCCAGCCCTGGACAAGCATTGGACAAAGCACCCCCCCCCTGCCCCCTGCTGTGGCCTGGATTACTAGGCCCCCCGGGGGGTTCCGCAGCTGGGGCACCCATGCGATAGCCCCTGAGATTTAGCGAACAAAAAATGGGCTTGCCTGGGGTTAGCACGACGTCTGCCCGTGGCTGGCTTGTGGTTTTAGCTTTCTCTCTCATCCGCGAAGCGGGGAGAAAAAAAAGTTGCTGGCTGCTACAAGAGGTAAGCCTAAGGATTCATATGTACATATATAGCCTTAGGTATTCTCTTGTTACTTAAGTGTGTATAGATTGCATAGTTAGATTTATAGTTAGATGCTGAGGATATAAACCCAGGCTGGCCTAGGTAGCTAAGGGGGGGAGAGGGGGTATGGGGGAGAGGGGGGCTAGGCTCCCCATCCGTAGGTTTTGCCTGTGGAAAACTAAAAGCAAAGCGGAGGGTTGTGTTAGTGTTATTTAGTGAACCTGTGGTGGGTTGACCAAGAGCAAAGGGGCTGAAGCACGGCCCCTTTCTTGCTACTATCGATGTGTCGTTTCAGTGGAGGGGGCCTTGGCAAAAACCGATGATTTGTTTCAAGAACTCCACGCAGGGTTAGCAGAACTATTGCGTGAGAAGTTAGTAGAAGGAACTATTTCAGTTAGTGAAATGGGCATATTGCGTCAGTTTTTAAAAGACAATCAAATTACTGCTGTGCCAGTAGAAGGCACACCATTTGGAGAGCTAGTGTCTTCTGTGCCAAATCTTGATAAGGTAGTGCACATGCGCCGTAAGGTCGCTTAATCCACCCGGTTTCCCCCCATGCCCCCAACAGTTGATGACATCCCAGCAAATTTTAGTATTGCAACGCCTCTTAATAGAGCTGCTGGCAATGCGCCGGCTATAGGTATTGGTACAGGTTTTGGCGGTGCTGTTACGCAAACCACCAGTAAGAGTACAGGCGTAACATTGAGCAAGAAGTCTGGTGTTATTACCATGGCTGCATCTGCTTTAGCCACTGTTACTGATGTGTCGTTTACCCTTACCAATACCCAGATAAGCTCAACAGACGTTATTGTTTGTAATCAAGGCACAGGCGGCACCAGTGGCGCTTACTTCTGTCGTTGCATTACCGTTGCTTCTGGCTCTTGTGTAATCAGGGTGTTAAACACTACTGCTGGTTCTTTATCCGAAGCTTTGACAATCAACTTCTGTGTTGTTGAAGCAGTGAACAGCTGATGACTATACCTACCGTTACCGCCTTTACAGCTCTTACGGCTGTAGGCACTACTAATTTTCAACACCTTGATTCAGGCACCAACATTGCTTTTCAAGTGACGTTGGCTTCTGTTGGCACAAACGTTGTAGTCAGGCTTAGTGGCTCTTTAGACGGTGCTAACTTCTTTACTTTGCAGTCAGATGTAACGTTGACCGCTAACGGCACCTATGGCTATGTGTTTGCTAATACACCTGTGCTATATGTACGGGGTCAATTGGTAAGCATTAGCACTGGTACACCTACAGTTACGATCAAGGTAGCAACATCAAACTAAGTGGCTGTTAAATCGCTTGGCACTTGGCATGACTTGCCAGAGCCATTTGCCAGTGATTTTCGTTACTTTCTTTGTGTCGTATGGAAACACATGGGTCTACCTGACCCAACACCAATTCAGCTTGATATTGCTGAGTTTATGCAGCACGGCCCTAGTCGTCGCATTATCCAAGGTTACCGGGGGGTTGGTAAATCTTGGATGGCGGCGACTTTTGTTTTGTGGCGGCTACGGCTAGACCCACAACAAAAGATCATGGTCAACTCAGCTAGTGGAGCAGAAGCTAAAAACTTTACTACCTTCTGCCTGCAACTAATACGTGACATGCCCATACTGCAATGCTTAGAGCCACAACGAGAAGAACAGCGATCTGCTGTACATGCGTTTGATGTACGCCAGTCGCGGCCAGATAAAAGCCCATCTGTTAAAGCTGTGGGCATTTTTGGCCAAGTAACTGGTTCTAGGGCAGATCTAATAATTCCAGACGACATAGAAACCCCTACAACATCCTGGTCGGTTGGGATGCGGGAAAAACTACTAGCTGCTGTAGGGGAATACAACGCCATCCTTAAGCCTGGCGGTGAGATCATGTATCTCGGCACACCACAAACAGAAGAGTCGATCTACAACAAGTTGCTGCATAAAGGCTTTACTACTTGCATTTGGCCAGCTAGATACCCAGCCAAAGTAGAAAGATATGGTGACAGGCTTGCTGCAATTGTTAGAGAAGCGCCAGCAAGCCTAGCTAATAAACCAGTTGATCCAGGTCGTTTTACTGAAATGGATCTGATTGAACGGGAGATGAGCTACGGCAAATCTCAGTTTGCTTTGCAGTTCCAATTAGATACTTCGCTGTCTGACCTAGAGCGCTTTCCTTTAAAGCTGACCGATCTCTTGGTGCTAGAGGTGGCCGATCACGCCCCAGAGAAGCTTGTGTGGTCTTCTGGGGCTGAATACCGAATCAGCGACCTGCCTGCCGTTGGCTTTAGTGGCGACTACTACCACCGCCCTGCATTTATTCATGGCGATTGGTTGCCCTTTGCTGGTTGTGTCATGTTTGTTGACCCGTCTGGCCGAGGTGCTGACGAAACTGCTTATGCCGTTGTTGCTCATTTAAACGGTAATTTGTTTGTACTAGAAGTTGGTGCATACCGCGAGGGCTACACAGAAGAAGTGTTAGAAGGTATAGCCAAGGCTGCTAAGCGCAATAAGGTAAACCTAATCCTGTTAGAAGACCAGTTTGGCCAAGGCATGTTGCAAGCTTTGCTGCAACCGTTTTTACGCCTGCACCATCCATGCACAGTTGAGCCTGTACGTTCCAACATACAAAAAGAACGGCGGATTATTAAAGCTCTTGAGCCTGTCTTAAACCAGCACAGGCTGGTTATTAATCGGTCTGTAATTGAGCAAGACACTAAAACACGGGATACCGACAACGTTGAAAGAAGGCTGGCGTATCAGCTGTTTCACCAGCTAACTCATATCACGTTTGATAGGAACTGTTTACAGCATGACGACCGTTTGGACGCCTTAGCTGGTGCTATTGAATATTGGAATGAATCCTTGGCAATTGATGAAGATCGGGCCATAGCTGACCGCAAAGACGAACTTTGGGATTTAGAGTTAGAAGCCTTTATGGGCAATATTGAGGGGGCTACTGATGCGCAATTTTTGGGCCGCAGTTTGGAGGATCTTCCTAAAACGGGAAACGCAGAAGGAGCACACTGGATGGCCGTCCGTGGCAACCGCTAACCTTAAAGCGTTTGTTGTTCGAGTGCCTGCCAACTATATTGATAAAACAAACCAAATCCAACGTGGTGCATTCCAAACTGTAGTTATGGCGCCGTCTGAAACTATGGCTTGGGAAGCAGCTATAGCTTGTGATATATGGGAAAAGCTACCTTTTGATATTCAATACGTTCGAGTATTTCCCAAAGATTTATCTTTTTGCACTAAAGAAAATGACACCAATTGTTATGATGGTTAATGCCGACAGCGGCACTGTTTGTCGTATTACTTACAACGGCAAAGTTAAAGAATGGAAACACATGTGGCCTGCCATAATGTATTATCGTCAATTAGCAGCAAACCATGAGATTGACGTTGATAACGCAAAAGTTTTAGAGCTCTGTCGAGATTCCATTCTGGATGCTGCGTCCACCAGCTCCATAATTCCGAGCTCCCCTTGCTACGATTGTGAACCGAGCAACATGGAGCCAAGTTAAAACGGGTTGTGTGTCCACCAGCTTTCTTAGGCACTAGATGATCTAGCGTAATCTTGTCAAAGTGTTTGCCGCATACATAACAACAACTATCCCATTCTTCTATAATTGATTTTCTAATCTTATCTTATGTAACTTTCTAAGAAAGAAGTTCCGTTTCATCAATCCGGAGTTCCATTTAACTCAGGAAGTAAGTAGGAAG